GCCAAGCTCGAAGGTGCCGCCATCGGTGGTTCCTTCCCGCTGCTGTTTGGCGGTGGCGCCGGCTCGGTGATCGGCGGTGCGCTGGGCGGCCTGAACACCGCCAACCCGATCTTCTCGGTGTTTACCAGCGCCATCGGCCAAATGCTGGACCAGTTCGCTGCAGCGGCGCAGGAAACAGGCAACGCTCTGCGAGACCCCATCACCAACTTCGAGCAGATCAAAGAGAAAGGTCTGCTGGCTGGCAAGGCCCAGGAGTACTACGTCAGCAAGCTGATCGAAGTCGGCCGCATTACTGAGGCCACCGCCGTCATCCAGGGAGAAATCGTCAAAAAGATCGGCGTCAACGGCGTCAACGACCTCACCCGCTTGGATCAAACCAGCGACAAGCTGGCCAAGGCATGGGCCGAGCTGAACCTGCAGATGCAGGCCGCCATTGCCGGCCCGCTGGCTCAACTGCTGGAGTGGATCACCAGCGTGGTGCGGATCTTCGGCGAGGCCGGCCGTTCCGGCAACGAGGTCAAGGACATCCTCGGCGGCTTGACCCCCGCCCAGAAGCAGGCGTTCCAGCGCGAAATGCTGCAGAACAACGCTCGCTACGGCACCTCCCCCAAGGCCATTGAGGAGGAGCGCAAGATCCTCGATCGCTACAAGGGAATCGCCAAGCCCCAACAGCTGGCCCCCACCGCCATCGACCCCAAGGCGGCAGAGGCAGCCCGCAACGCTTCCCGCCAGCAGGCTGACGACATCAAGTCGGCCTACCGCGAGGCGTTCCAACTGCAGCGCCGCGCTGCCGACATCCAGCGCGAGATCACCGACTACCGCCGCAAGGTGGAAAGCGACATCTTCGCCAAGACCCAAGAGGCCAAGCGGCTCGAGATCGACAACGCCCGCAAGGCGGCCCAGATCAACATCGAGCAAACCGACCTGGCCCTGCGCAAACAGTTCGCAGGCAGCCAGGGCCTCACCGCCGAACTCCTCAACGGTGTGCGGGCCTACATCAGCGCTCGCCGCTCCGGCGAAGCCGACATCGAGCGGAACCGCCGCCAGCTGGAGGTGACGCTGGCCGACATCAACAAGGCCACCTCCGACTACGTCTACGAGCAGGCCAACCGCAGAGTCCAGCTGGAGCGCTCCATCGAGGACCACAAGATGGCGGTGGCGGATTACCAACTCAAGGTCGCCCGCCAGATGCAAGATCTGATACTCATCGGTAGCGGTGCGGCTGGAGGTGGCGCTCCTGTCGGCAACCTCGGCGGCTTCGCGGGCCTGAGCAAGCTGATCGGCAGCCACGAAAGCTATGGCGGCAACTATGGCGCCTTCAATCGTGGCGGCAGCAATAACGGCCACACCGCCCACGGCAGCGGCGTCGATCCCAACCTCGTCAACATGACGATCGCGGAGATCCAGCGCCGTCAGCTGGCTCCGGGCGTCCCTGCCAATCAGCAGCTCCACGCCGTCGGCAAGTACCAGATCATCGGCTCGACGCTGCGCGGCCTGCTCGCCGGCCGCTACGGCCCCACCGGCGTCTCAGCCAACGACAAGTTCAGCCCCGACGTGCAGGAGCGTCTCGGTGCTGCACTGGCCCGCAACCGGATGGTGCCTGGCAATGTCGACGCCACCGTGCGCGGCCTTCGCCAAGAGTGGATCGGTCTGCAGCACGCCAACACCGACCAGCTCCGAGCCGCCGTCCGGCAGTTCCAAAGCGCTCCGGCAACGCAGATCGGCATGGCTGCCGCCTCCGTCACTGCCCCCACCTTCCAAGCACCAGGAGCCAACACCGCCGGCTTCAGTGCAGCGCAGGGCCGACTGGCTGAAGCCAACAAGAAGAGCGTTGAGCTGGAGAAGGAGCACAACCGCCTGAAGCTCGAAGCCGCTGCGTTCGATGTCCAAGAGTTGGCGCGTGGCCAGTCCCAAGTCGACCAGGCCCAGCGTCAGCTCGACCTCGAGAAATCAAAACTCGCCACCATCACCACCATTGGCACCGCCAGTGAAAACGAGCTGGCCACCCGCCTGCAGCAGCTCGAGGGTGAAGCCAAGATCGCCGAGATCGTCAACGCCCAGAAGAACGCGCTGCTTGAGATCAACACCGCCCTCAAGGAAAGCAAGATCACCCAGGCCGAAGCTGACGAGCTGATCAAGCAGATCAACACCGGCGTCGAGCAACGGCTCGAAAACACCCGCACCCAGATCGCGCTCGAGCAGGAACTGCTGAAGGTGCAGCAGGCCCAGCAGCTCGCGCTCGAGGCGCAGAACATGCAGCGCAAGCTGGCCACCACCGGCCAGGGCATCAAGGCCGGCTACACCGGCGGAGCCGCTGGCCAGTACGACAGCGTGCTGGGCCGCACTGGCGACGCAGGACTGGCGGACAAGTTTGCCCAAGCGCAAGCAATCATTGACCAAACCGAGCAAGCCATGGCCGATGCTTCCTCAATCGGGGGCACCATCGCCGGCGGCTTCAAGGAAGCCCTCAAAGCTGCCGTCACCGGCGGTGATGTGAAAGCGGCGTTCGCAAACATGCTCGGCAGCCTGGGCGACAAGTTCCTCGAGATGGCCTTCCGCCCCATTGAGCAGGCGCTAACCCAAGCGGTGTTCGGGATGCTGGCCCCAAGCAATTCCCAACTGCAAGCCGCTCAGATGATGCTGGCTGCCGCGCAGCAACAACTTCAGGCCGCGACGATGATGGCGAGCGGCGGCGCCGCTGGCGGCGGCTTTGAGGGAATAGGCGGAATCCTCGGCGCCGTATTCGGCGTCGCTGGAGCCGGCTTTGGTGGCGGCGCCTTCGGTGCAGGCTTCAATCCGCTGAGCACCGGCAAGCTGTTCCCCGGCGGCATCTTTGCCAGCGGCGGCTCCACACCCGTCAACACGCCCGTGTTGGTGGGTGAGCGCGGCCCTGAGCTGTTCGTGCCCGGTCAGAGCGGCGGCATCACCAACCACCAGAACCTGCGTTCGATGATGGCCTCCAGCGGCTCCGATCAGAATGGAGGCAGCGGTGCGCCTGTGCTGAACATGAGCTTCGAGACGGTGCAGATCATGGATCAGCAGTGGGTGGACCGCCCACAACTGGAGGCAGCAATGGCTGCTGCCAGTAAGCGCGGTGCTGCTGAAGGAGAACGCCGCGCCCTCGATCGACTCAAGCAATCACCTTCAACTCGCCGGGGGCTTGGCTTGTGAGCTTCCCTGCAATCAAACCCAGCAGCCGCAGCTATAGCCCTGGGCAACTCCCAGTGCGCACCTACCGCACCCTCAGCGGTGCGATCTGGAAGCGGGCGTTCAGCAACACCCGCTCTGGCCAGGCGCTCTCCTTGCGCTTCTCCAGTTTGCGCGACAGTGAGACCGAGCAGATCGTCGCCCACTACGAGGACATGGGCGGCACCTTCAAGCGCTTCGATCTGCCCAGTGAGCTGTTTGCAGGGATGAGCAGTGGGCTCACCGACCGCTTGAAGAACGCGGCCAACATCAAATGGGCCTACTCCGCTGAACCGAAGGTGGAGTCAGTCTTCCCTGGTTTTAGCAATGTCACCGTCGAGCTGATCGGTGAGGTTGAGTATCCGTGAATGTCAAGATCTGCCAGCTCTTGGAGCTGAAGATGAAGAACGGCACCACGCTGTTGGCGCAGAACTACTTCGTGCGGCAGAGCTACACCTTCTTGGGGCAGACCTATCAGTTTGTGCCCTTTGAGGTGTCGGGGTCGATGATGACCCTCGGCGGCGACAACGAGACGCTGACGGTGCTGTTCCCCAACGTGGAGATGGCGCTAACGCTGCTGGAAGGCGGTGATGGCAACCGCAACAGCGAGTTGACGCTGCGCAACCTGTGGCTGAACAGCGCCGACCAGCCGTTGCCTGACCCGGTGCCTGAGTTCTATGTGGGGCAGGGCAGCACCTTCAGTGAGACCACGATCGAGTGCCGGTTTCGCAGTGCGTTGGATTCAGTGGGCGGCACCTTCCCTGCGCGGATCATCACGGCTGAGAACGCAGGTGTCCTGCCGCTGAACGCTGATGTCCGCTTGCAATGATTTGATCGGCCTGGTATTTGGCTGGGGGTATGCCCCAGGCGACGGCACCGGCATGACCGATTGCTTCCAGCTGGTGTGCGAAGTGCGCCGCAGGTTGGGGCTAAGGGACTACGCCCCCGAGTTCGACTGGGTTTATGGCACCTACAGTGAAGAGACGTTCCCTCGCATCCGCTTGATCCGTTGGCTGATGGAACGTTGCGACCGCACAACAGAACCAGCTCCTGGTGATGTGGTGTTGTTTGGCGGTGCAACAGCCATGGGCGTGGTGACAGCGGAGCGGGGAGCAATCTTCCTGGCGGGCGGCCAGCGCGTGGCGCACCTGCCTGTTGTTCCTGCCACCGTCAATCTGTTTCGCCCTCGGCCATGAACCGCAAGCTGCTGCCGTATGAGCGCGGGCTGTGCGAACAGCTGGGGCTGAGCGAAGAGGACTACCTGCTGTTTTTGGCAGCGCAGCGGGATTACACGCTGAGTGGAGCGCAGCGGCTGGAGACGCTGCGGGGCGAACCCGTCAGCATCATCCTCACCGTCGTTGGGATTCTGTTCCAGGTGGCTGCAGCGCTACTGGCGCCAAAGCCCGAGAAGCCCAAGACGCAGAAGCAGTTTCGGGCGCGTGTGTATGCACCGCGTTATGGCTTCAACTCAACGCAGGAGCTGGCGGCCTACGGCGATCCGGTCAACCTCGTCTACTGCAACGAAGCGATCAACCCTGTCGGTGGCGTGCGGGTGAACACCGCGCTGCTGTGGTCATCAGTGGAGAGCACCGGCAGTGGGCAGTACATGCAGACGCTGGTGTTGGTGGGCGCGTCTCAGGTGAAGCGGATCGACTGGGGCAAGACGGCGTTTGGGCAGCTGCCCGTGCGGCAGTTCGGCAACAACAACGCCTGGATCTACTACGCGCCAGATAGCGGTCCGGTGCGGCTGGATCAAAAGCAATGGGGCGACCAGCGTGACCCTGCTGCAGAGAACCAGGCAAGCAACGCCATCGTCCACATGGTGGAGGACAAGAGTGGCAAGCGAGATGGCTACTCGATGGCGTTCACGCCGACCACATCAACTGAGTTGGGGGTGTATGCCCCCATCCCGATCAACGTCAATGTGTTTGAGCGCGACCCGCAGGGCGACATCAAAGACGCTCCCATCCAGATCATCTTTCGTGAAGACGACTTTCAGCAGCAGTACGAAGTTGGTGACACCTTCAGGCTGGTGTTCCACCGTGCCAACCGTGAGACTAAAGACAACGGCGCCATCGAGGCAGCCAAGGACCTACGCGAACAGCTCGTCAACAACCTGGACAAAGGAGCCACCTACCTGCTGGGCAGCGCTCACTTCAAGCTGCTGCGTTTTGAGGAAGGCGACGACCTTTTCAAGGAGAACATCACTGGCCTATTTGAGTGCACCGAGCGAGGGCGCCGCCCATCGACGGCCTACAACCGGATGGTGCCACGCAAACTCGATACCTACGACCGTCAGCAGTTCGAGCGGTATTACCGGGTTCTGACCGCTCCAGCAACTGAAGACACGGTGGATCTGACCACCTACGACATGGTGCTGGCAGGTGCGACGGCATCGCAAACACAAAGCCGTAAAGGCCACTTGGGACTGACACCTGAACAAATTGAAAAGCGCAAATGGAAAAACAGCCTGATCGTTGAAGACATCTATATCAGCGGCTTAGGACGCACCTACGATTTCAGTGGCTATATCACGGTGCAGTGGCAAAACGACTTAGACATTCCGCAAACCCGTACCATCCATGAAGGCGGATCGCTGGCCTACACCGAGAAGATCCTTGAGCAGTTCTTGGCGGATAAGCCCAAGATTCCCACAAGCCAACTCCGTAGAGAATACAGAGATGACCTCAAGCGTCTACGCTCCTACAGAGATGATTTACGTGGTGGTGGATACCGCAACCCGATACGCAATGACATCATGCGAAATGATCCGACCGTTAACGCGGTCTGGAACCAGATCCGCGACCTAAACGCCAAGATTGCTCAAGCAACTGGACAGGATAACGATGAATACTGGCGCGAACAGGCCAAGCAGCAACCGCAGGTGCAGCAGTGGCGCCAGCGGATACGGGACATCCGCGAAAGAGTTGAGGCGCTAAATAACGACGCCGAAACAAAGAAAAGTATCGCTCAAAAGATCAAGAATTGGGAAAACGAAATTGAAGACATCCGCGCTGACCGTCGAGAATGGATTGATAACTGGGTTGCTGCGCGGCGCAGGGAGTCCAAAACCGACAAGACACTCGTCAACAGCTGGCGTGATCAAAAGGATGACCGCCGTCGTGAGATGCGCGAGTTGATTGAGGACAAGTTTGATGCGTGGCGTGTGGACAAGCTGCGTGAGACGCGCTGGTCACAGTCTGCGTTCACCGGCTACGACGGAAATCGTTATGCCTGCGGAGTTGAGTGCTTAGAAGACAAGCTTGCGAATTTACGAGGTGAGTGGACTACCGACCAAGTTGGCACCGACTTGATTCGACAAAAGCTTCGTGAATTGATCAAGCGAAAGCAAGAAGCCATTCAGTGGTTGCGATGGGTCACCAAGAACTGGGAAACCTTGGCCCGCGACGCGGATGACCACTTCTACAGCAAGTGCTTGGTGAAGTCTGCCAAGGCGACCTATCAGACCGTCACCAAATGCGACATCGTGCGCTTCAACTTCCGCGCTCGCCTGTTTCGCACCATCAGCGGCAGGGCGATGGAGTACGGCGAGAAGGAAGCGCCTGACGGTTACAAGCTGAGTGATAACGGCACTCACAAGCGTGTGATGTTCTTTTCGGTGTTGTATCGCAAGATCGGCGCACAGGACTGGGTGCGAGTGCCGTATGTGTTCGCCATTGAGCGGGGCAACGACGCTGATCACTATGTGTCTCTGCTGTTCAATGGCACGGAGAAGGTAAAGCGCGAGTTCCGCTTTGTCCCCATCGTGGACGCCAACGCGCACATCAAAGAACACGGCGCAACGAAGTACATCTACATCAAGAACGGCGGTAGAGGACTGAAGACCATCACGGTGGGAGCTGATGTGATTCGCTGTTACGGCAAGTTTGTTGACATTGACACCAACAACCTGCCTGCCATGCGCGAGCGGGGACCGATGTATACCAACGAGTGGGACATGTTCTCCGTCCACTCCGACACGCAGGTGCAGGCGAGCTACGACAGCGGTCCTGAGGCCAAGCTGGTGAATGTCACCGAGCAGGTGAGCTGCAGCCTCGACGCCCAGAAGTATCAAGGCATGAGCCTGATGGCGTTCAACACCTACGCCTCAAACGGGGTGGAGGACCTGCGATCACTGTCGGCGTATGTGACGGAAGGCAAGGCGTCGTGGAAGGTGCGCGACACCGATGGACAGCCCTACCAGAGCGGTGAGGGCAGCTGCTATGCGCCCGACATCTTTGCCGACACCGTGATGGATCAGGCGAATGGCATCAAGAACTTCGCCAACAGCAATGCCATTGACTGGCAACAGCTGGCGGCAGCCAAGCGGTTCTGCAAGAACAACGGCCTGGGCTGCCGGCTCCATATGGATGGTGTGATTGCTGACCGTCGCGGGTGGCGTGAGTTCTGGGTTGAGGTGGCGCCTTACAGCCTGCTGGAGTTTGCCAGGCTGAACGGCAAGGAGACGTTGGTGCCGGCGGTGCCGACCACAGCAGACGGTCACGCCACCACCAACGTCACGATCAGCGGGCTTTTTAACGAGGGCAACATCCTCGAAGACTCCTACCGCGAGGAGTATTTGGACTACGGCGACAACACCAAGGATCTGGTCGCCACGGTGGTGTACCGCGAGATGGTGCCTGACGAGATCTTCCCGCGTAATAACAGCGTGACGTTGTGCCGCGCCGACACCGATACCAGCGATGCGGTGTGGCAGACCTTCGACTTGTCGGACTGGGTGAGCCAGAAGCGGCAGGCGGAGCTGTTCGGTCGTTACCTCTGCCAGCAGCGCCGTCATGTGGGACGCAGCATTGAGTTCCGCACCGTCCCGACCGACACGCCTGTGGCGCCAGGGGCCTACATCTATGTGGACATCGGACTGAAGCGCTGGGATTCGGTGCGCACCGGTGTGGTGAAGGCTGGCGGCGTGCTGGATCTACCGCTGGAGGTGGCTGTGGTGGATGGCACCTACACGGTGATGACCTACAACAGCGAGCGGCTGCCTGAGGTGCATACCGGCATCGCTGTGATGAACGGCGTGGCAAGCGGGCTCACTGCGGCGGAGGGCAGCCTGTTTGTGTTGGGCAGCACCGCCGATAGCCGCCGCGTCTTCCGCGTCACGGATGTCTCGCTGAATGAAGAGGGTGAAGTAACAGTGCGCGGCGTCGAGCATCCCTGCACGATCAACGGCGCTACGGCAACCAGCCTGGTGGCGGATCTCAGCGACGGGTTGTTCAAAGAGATCGGCGTAGACTGCGGCTGAGGGTGCTGCCATGAGTTTCTACAGCGGACGACACGGCAGCCTGTTGTATCTCGGCAAGCCCGTTGCGAAGGTGCGCAACTGGTCGTTGACCGCAAGCGTCGAACTGTTGGACACCAGCAAGGTGGATGACTTTGCGCCGACCTACAGACCAGGGATGAAGAGTGCAACGGGCAGCGCCACGCTGTTCTATTACCGCCTTGCGTGGGAAGACCAGAAGGCCAACACCAGCTTTGTGGCACTGCTGCAACGGGTGTTGCGTGTTGGTGCGCTGGATGAAGGTGACCGCGTGGAGCTGGAGCTAGCGGTGGGGGAGACCACCGCTGATCGGTTGCTCGTGGATGCGTATCTGACTCGCGCTGGCTTGGGGTCACAGGCTGGTGAGGTTGCCACCTGCGATGTGGACTTCACTGTGACGGGTGATATCAAGCGAGGACTGGGCTGATGTTTGTGACCGGCGATCAGGGCTGTGTGCAACTGCGGCGCCGCACCGGCATCACGGTGGAATCCACCATCGGACCCGACGACGTTGATGTTCAGCTTCGTCGTTTCAGCTTTGAGGGTGCCGAGCGCAACCTGCTGTCGGCTGATCGCGTTGAGATCAGCACCACCGACCCACGTGGACTGGTGTTTGTTCCACTGTCGTGGTGGGCGGATGGGCGCGTGCATCACAGCCTGTCGGGCTTTGTCCACGTGAACGCGATGGGGGGCGTGCGGTTGTTCCGTACCTTTGAAGATGCAGTGAACAACGACTTGCACAACGCCATCAGCGTTGTTGCATTTACAGGAGCGCCGCTGTCGATCAAGGTGGATGTGCGCGACACGGGTTACCACCGCCTGGCAGGGGTTCGCCGCTTCACCTTCAACACGGACCGCGCTGCGATCGACACCACCAGCTTGGGTGATCTGTTCACCGAGCAGTTCAGCGCTGGCAACATCACGGGCAGCGGCACGATCGACTGCTACTTCCAGACGCAGCGCACCGTTTGCGGTGATGGCGTCGATATGAGCAGTGAGCTGAGCGTGGCGTTGCCGCAGATCATCCTGCGCACGGATCTCGGCGGGCAGTTCGACGCGATTCTGCAGCTGGCGGATGCCGGTGATAGCAAGCCGGTGTTCTATGAGATCAGCGGCATTGCCACCCGCACCGGCATTGAGGTGGACCCTGGCGGGCTGGTGGTGGTGGCGATGGATTTTGTGACGAGCGGTGAGTTCGCCCTACGGATCGGGGAGACATCCGGGCGGATCTTGCAGGAGAACTTCTCCCGCATCGTGCAGGAGCAGGACCTTGACTTCTTGTTGACCGAACCCTCGGACTAACCTGAGGGGAGCCCTGTAGGACCCAGAAGCTGTGGCAGACACCAGGATCTCGGCGCTGACACGCCTGCCCGAGGCTGGTGTCTCTCCCACTGACTTGCTGCCGATTGCCGACCTGTCGGCGTCGGAAACGAAGGCGATCACCGCCAAGGATTTGCTGGAGGGTGTCGTCATCAACATGGATGCGGGCTCAATCCCCGCAGCCAAGATCAACTTCGGCACTGGTGTGCCCGCTAGCAACATTCAAGTCAGTAAGGGTGATGTTGTTCTCGGTCGCAGTAGTGGTGCTGGCTTTGCTGAAGAACTGGCTTGCACGGCGGCGGGTCGCGCATTACTCGAGGCAGGCGACGCAGCGGGACAGCGGGCGGCGCTGAATCTCGGCAGCTTGGCGTTGCGCAGTGGTAGCTGGGTGGATGGCAGCAATTTCAGCGGCACCAGCAGCGGCACCAACACGGGCGACCAGACGATCACGCTGACTGGCGATGTCACAGGCGGCGGCACCGGCACGTTCGCCGCAACGATTGCCCCTGGCGCTGTTGTTGAAGCCAAGTTGGCCGCTGGCGCTGTCAGCACCCGCGCCTTGGCTGATGATGCGGTAACTGCCGTCAAGTTGGCGGATCAGTCGGCAGGTCTGGTGACCACCGGCGCACCGACTGCAACGGGTGCGTTTATCGGGCAGACGGCTTTCAACCAGACCACCGGCGTTGCCTACACCTACACAACAACGGGTTGGCAGCAGAACGCGGGCGTGCAGTCCGTGACGCTGAGTGAGGTCAGCACACCCCTGACGATCACGCAAAGCGGCACCACAGACCGCCAGCTCAGCATTGATCTGGACGATCAATCCGTCGGCATGGTGTGGGCTGGACCGAGCAGCGGCACCGCCACAGCAAAACCGACGTTCCGCCGCTTGGTGAGTGCTGATCTGCCTGTCGCCACCAGCAGCGCGGCAGGGGCCGTGCTTCCTGGTGATGGCACCAGCGTGGATGTCAACGGCAAGCTGGGGTTAAAGGCTGCGACCACCACCGTGTTGGGTGGCGTGATGGCACCTGGTCCTGAGCTGGTGGTGTCTGCTGGCGGTGCGATCACCCACGCCGACAGCGGTGTGACGGCAGGCAGCTATAGCCGCGTCACAGTGAACGCAAAGGGTCACGTGACTGCTGGCGCCAGTCTGACGGCAGCAGACATCCCTGACCTACCAGCCAGCAAGATCACCAGCGGCCAGTTGGCGGCAACGCTGCTTGCCAATAAGAGCATCACCCGCGACAAGTTGGCGGATTACGCGATTGCTTATATCCAAGAAGCGATTCCACCGACTACTGGCGTTCCGATTGGCGAACTCTGGTACCAAGAATCGACTGCCGGTTTGCATATGTGGAACGGCAACTCGTGGATGCCTATTTCGATCGGTCGCTTGTCGCAGGAGAACCTGCGTTATTGCGGTCTGATCAATGCCGCGACGGGTCTGATCACGGGTGTGACCAGTTTCGGCACGGCGGCGTCGTACAAGATCGGTGACGCCTTGCGCACCGCAGCAGATGCCGACACCGGCGTGTACTTCGTGGTGGAGACCGCAGGCAACGGCGTCGGTGTTACGCCCAGCATCAGTTACGACCCAGGCGACTGGGTGCTGTGTAGCGGTCATGCAGCGGGGTGGCATCGAATTGACACGCTGACTAGTGGCGGTGGTGGTGGTGGTGGCGGTGTCGCACGACTGAACGACTTGCTGGACGTGACGCTGACCACTCCAACCGTGGGGCAGATATTGGTCTACAGCTCAAGCGGGCAGTGGGTGAACACCGACGTGCTGTCTGGGGGAACGTTCTAGCTGCCTTAACTAGGCTGGGTGAGGCGCGGTATGCGCACTCATTTGAGTTCCGAGGGGATCACCCATGTCTGTCAAGATTCAACACAAGCACAGCTCTGTGCTCAACAAGGCGCCAGTGCCAGCCGACCTGACGGACGGCGAACTGGCGCTGAACACCAATAGCGGCTCACCTGCTGCCTACATCAAGGACAGCACCGGCGCGATCGTCAAGCTGGCTGGCGCTGGCAGCATCAGCGCTCCAGACGCAACGGCTGCTGCTAAAGGCATTGTTCAACTGGCCGATGCCGCTGCCGTCACGGCGGGCACGGCAGGGCGCGTGGTGGATGCTGCCCAGCTGAAGGCTGTGAGCGATGCTGACGACTGGACCCGCACGGGCACGGAGATCAGCCCGAAGACAGCGGGTGACTCGGTGTTCACCACGGGCGCTGTCAAGGTCGGCGGCACCACGGCAGCACCGAACCTGCAGATCAAGGCTGATGGTGGCATCGTCGCCAACACCGATGGTCTGTTTTATGACGCTGCGACAAAGCGACTAGGGATTGGCACTGCTTCGCCCAGTAGGCTATTCACGGTAAGCGATGTAAACCCAGTAGCAGCTATCAGAAGCACGACAACAACCGGCCAATGCGTGTTGACATTTGGCGACAGTGATGGAGATTCTCGCGGAATTGTTTCCTACGAAAACAATGGCGATGCTTTAAGTTTTTGGACAGCGGGTGGAGAAAAAGCACGCATTGACAGCTCGGGACGCCTGTTAGTTGGCACGTCTAGTAGTCGCAGCGTTGCTACTCAGCAATCAATGTTGCAAATTGAAGGCACTTCTTTTAGTACAACAAACTTAAGCATTTGCAGAAATAGCAACGATGTTTATGGTCCTTATGTACATTTTGGAAAAAGCCGAGGCACAACCGTTGGCTCTAGCGCAATAGTTGCTTCTGGTGATGATCTAGGTGGTTTAGTTTTTGGTGGAGCTGATGGATCAACCGTTAATTCTAACGCGGCATACATACTTTGTCAAGTAGATGGCACCCCTGGCGCTAACGACATGCCGGGCCGCCTAGTGTTCTCCACTACCGCCGACGGAGCGAGCAGCCCGACGCCAAGGATGAGAATTAACAATGGCGGAGGTGTAAGAATTGGAGATGACGAAAATCCCGCTTACTTGTTTGACGTAAAGAAAGAAGTAGCTTCTAATTATTTGGCTAGGTTCTTTAATACGAGGGGCGCTTCCGATGTTGGCGGACATGTTCTTTACCTTGACGCCAACAGATCAGACACGGCAAACACCAGGCTAATTGATACCAAAGATAGTAAATGGATTTTGTATTCCAATGGCACAACCGGTGGCACATCAGATACACGACTCAAGAAAAATATAGAAACAACACGAGATGGATACCTAGAAGACGTAAACCTGCTTCGAGTTGTCAAATATCAATGGAAAACTCAAGGTGATAATGAGCCCAAAGAGCTTGGACTAATAGCCCAGGAGGTAGAACAAGTCTTCCCTGGCCTAGTTCAAGAAGTAGGCATCCAAGAAGGCGAAGCTGAACAACCAAGCTCAATTAAAACAATTAAGACAAGTGTTTTTATTCCGATATTGATAAAGGCTCTTCAAGAAGCCTCTGTCAAGATCGAAACCCTCGAAGCCAAAGTTGCAGCCCTTGAGGGCGCGTAGCCCTACTCACTGATCACCCTCACATTCACAACACCATGACCGAATCCAAACCCCACCCCGTCTGGCACATCAGCAACCTGGAGCGCGAAGTCGCCACAGGCAAAGTCACCACGGTTCACTACACCGTTGACCTGCAGGACGACACCTACAACGCTGGTGCCTACGGCAGCATCGGCGTTGACGGCGAAATCACCGTCGCCTTCAAGGACCTCACCGAAGCTGTCTGCATCCAATGGGTGAAGGACCAGCTGGGCGAGGAGAAGCTGCAGGAGATCGG